CGATGAGTCCGACGACGGGGTCGAAGGTTCGGCCGAGTAACAGGGAGAGTGAGGGTTTAACCGCCCTCACTCTTTTGACGGGTACTGTAGAGTCCTCCCCCGAGCGGCCCTCGCAACTCTACAGTATCCTTCAAAGGAGTGAGTCATGGCAATTCATAAAGAGGCGCCCGGAGTTTGGGTCGTTCATTGTGACCTTTGCGGTGAGCGACTCGAATTGGATACTGATCCGGATGATAGCTTTATTGAGGCCGCTAAAGATGTACGAGAAGCTGGTTGGAAGACTCGTGAATTGAAAGAGCCCGAGCAATTTTACGAGCGTCGCAGACTCAGTGCACATCGTAAGCAATGGATTAACGTTTGTTGCGATTGTCAGGACGAAGAAAAAGAAAAGATTCTAAAGGAGGCTGGCCTTGGCTGAAGTAAAGCTAGTCTGGATCACACCAGACGCTGACAAGATAATTGCGTATCTTGCACGAGTCAGTAATCCTAACGCTAGTCCTGATATGGATAGCGAAAAGTTGATTCGATATTTGATTCGACATAAGCATTGGTCACCATTTGAAATGGCATCAATGTGTGTGGAGATTCGTACGACTCGCGATATCGGCAGGCAGATTCTCAGGCATAGAAGTTTCAGCTTCCAAGAGTTTAGTCAACGGTATGCTGAGGTAGATTCTACAGAAGAGGGTAGAGCTATGCGACTCAAAGGTTCTACGAATCGACAGGGTTCCCTAGCTGAAAGACTTAGCGGTTTAGAAGCTGATATGGAGAAGGCTGCTGCTGACGCTTTTGCTATGTATCAGTATGCTATTAATCGCGGAGTCGCACCTGAGTGTGCCCGTGCAATTCTTCCGGAAGGTTTCACGCCAACCAAGATGTATATGGCAGGAACGATTCGCAGTTGGATTCACTATCTCCAACAACGAACCGATCCGCATACACAGAAAGAACATCGTGAGTTAGCTATGGTAATCTATTCGATTCTTATGGAACATTGCCCTCAGGTTCATGGTGCTGCGTTCAATGACTAACGGTAGAGTCCTTTATCTCACTGACAAGTTCGGTGTATCGCAGGGCTATATGCCAGCGTTTACGCGAATGGTTAGTAAGTGCGGGATTCCCAGAGAACGAATCGCAATCACCGATATCTACAATCTTGTTGACAAGCCGTTGATAAGGAAGGGCAATGAAAAAGTCTGGCGATTCGATCCGTCGAAACTCGATAAAATCAAAGCGGCTTTCAGTCAACGAGTCCGAGCCATCCGGCCAACGCTCATTGTTGTCTCCGATCCAGCTATCCTTGGAGTCCTTGCGGATGGAGATAGTAGGTCCGCAACGATTGATAAGATGCAGGGTGGAGTCTACGAATTCGAAGGGATCACATGTATTGTTGTTCTTCCGATCACTGCTATCAATCAAAGAATCGACTCACGAATAATCCGTAACGACGACGATGAAGAAGATAAGCAATCTCCATATAAGGTGCCCGATGGACAACAAATACTCACATGGAATTGGCAGAAAGTCGGACGGTACTATCAAGGAAAGCAGCGACGACTCCCTCCTTTTAGATATTCCGTATGCCGAACACTTGATGATTGCTACGCAGCCAGAGACTACCTCGAGTCATGTATCTTGGTTGCTGATGATTGCGAGACAGGCGGCTATCCACCCGGACTTACCTGTATTGGATTTACCGGACTCTTGCCAAACGGGGCTTGCCATTCGTTTGTTTTCCCACTGTTCGACCCACGCGCACCTAACGGATGTTTCTGGAATGAGGACGACCACGCGATGGTCCTCTCCGTTGTTCGCGATATCCACGAGTCGTCCGTCACAAAAACATTCCATAATGGTAGCTATGACTGCTCTTATTATATTCGGGATAGGATTCCTGTTAGAAATTATTTTCTAGACTCAATGGTTCTTTGGTGGTCGCTCTATATGGAGTTGCCAAAGAAGCTACAGTTTGTCGCGAGTGTGCTTTGCGATAACTATCAGTTCTGGAAAGATGATATTAAAGGGAATGAGGAAGAGTCAGTTGATTCAAACATTGAAAGATACTGGCGGTACAACGCGCTTGATACGTACTACACCCTCTTCTCTACTTGCTATTTGGTTGTGCTCCTATCTAAGAATCAAGCCATGCAGATCAATTACCGTGATGCGATGTTACGAGTTTATTCCGGACTCGCAATGTCCATGCGAGGACTTGCAGTTGATTGGAAGCGGCGAGATTATCATAGAGATAATCTAATTGAGCAAACTGAACGGGCGACCGCTGATTTACGATTCATGCTGGACGAACCCGACTTTAATATTAATTCACCGCAGCAAAAAGCTTCATTACTTTACGACGTATTCGGACTCAGAGAGCGTAATGCTCGCGGCAGATACGTCGATCAGAACAAAGAGAAGAAGGGGGATAATGCGCCGAGCGCCGGAAAGATTCCGTTGAAGCTGGCCAAGAGTGAACATCCTTTCTTTAAGCTGATTCTAGATAAGCTAGAGGAAGCAATGGAACCGGACAAACAGCTGTCCAATATCTTTGGAAGAAAGCAGGAAGATGGGAGAATCAAGGGTGGGCTATTCATGCCCACGAAAAGACTCCGTACATCTTTCTCTGCGGTAGGAACCGAAACGACTAGATTCGCATCTAAGAAATCCTCGTTCTGGGACGGCGGAAATCTACAGAACATACGCGGAAAATATAAAGATTGGATTCGCGCAGACGAGGGAAAAATATTCCTAGACGTAGACTACAGCCAATCTGATGATGTGTTCATTGCGTATGAATCCCAGGATCCGGACAAAATTAAGGTTGTCGAGGAAGGACTCGATAGCCATAGTTACAATGGTGAGCTATTCTTTGGAATCCCTTATGACAAGATTGTCGAGGGCAAAAAGAAAGGCGAAGATTGGTGTGTTCATCCGATCGAGGGCGTAAGACAGAATAGCAAACGTGCGAGTCATGGCGCTAACTTTCAAATGGCTGCTATGACTCTATATGTTACGATGGGTCGAGAAGCAGTAGTTGCTTGCGCTAAGATTCTTGGATACGAGAATGCAGATTCGTGGTCGCAAGATCAGCTAGTTAATCTTTGCGGAAATCTCATGGGTCGATATCGTAAGCGGTATAAACGACTCACTAAGAATGAGTGGTACGCAGAGATTTATAACGAGTTGAAAACCAAGGGATCGGTTACGAATTGTTGGGGAATCACTCGTAACTTCCTTGGCAATCCAGACGACAACGGAACCCAACGCGAGGCGACTGCTTATTATGGCCAGTCTGCTACGGGTGGCAATATGAATCGTGTGATGTACGAAATAGATCACGGTTATATTGCGCCGTATTATCGCGATGGACCGAACGAAGATGCTCGCGCCCAGCCATTGAAGATGAATTGGGAGAGTCACGGCTTTGCTTTCCACATTCAGGTTCACGATAATTTCGTGAGTCAATTAAACACACGACATTCCCGCTGGAAAGAAGCTGCCGCTAACCTATTGACTGTTATGAACCGACCTGTTTTAATTCATGGTCGGTCAGTTCGCATCCGAGCCGAAGCCGAAGTTGGCACCCATTGGGGTAAGAATATGATTCCGTGGGACGGTAAGGATGTTCACGATCTTGATCGCATTCGAGTCAGTCTACAAACAGCAAAGGAGTTTGCATAATGGGTGCTTCATCTGATGGAATCACTGCAATCGGCGACTATAGTGGTGCGGCCACTGGCGGCGATGCAGTCGATATTCTGCTTGCATTGATTCCCGATCCTGACGCAGCGCATGGAACGGGTGCGGTGGGCGGTGGTGGACAGGGCGGATTGAACACTTATCTCGACGAGATGAGTCCAGCCGCAGCTGTCCAGATTCGTGCGGAACTTCTGGCCATGAAAGACCAGATCGACGCGTTCGCATAAACCATCGCTTGGGTGAGAGGGAGTTGTCACTCCGACTCCCTCTCATTCGTCTCAACTAAACTCCAAACCGCGGGGGTTTGAAATGAAGAATAAAAAAGGCCCGTTCATTGTCGGATTCAATGGTCCACCAAAATCGGGCAAAGATACAATTGCCACGTCATTAATGAATCTACTCGATACCGAAGGTGTCACAACTGTTCCAGTTCATCGACAGGCTCTCGCAGCTACAATGCGCGATGGAGCCGCTGCGATTCTAGGGATGAACCTGACGACCAAGCAATATAACGAGACGAAAGACAAACCGTTGGATATTCTCAACGGCAAGACATTCAGACAGTTTATGATTGATATGTCTGAATCTTTTGTCAAGATTCAATATGGTCGGGATTTCTGGAGTCGTCTGCTCTATGAACGGAACAAGACTTGGTGGGACAAGATTCCATCTATTCTGCTTGTGACGGATATCGGATTCTCAGAGGAAGTAGAATTTTTCTGCCAGCACTCGCGATACTACCTTAATGTGGTAGTCGATCGACCGGGTACGGATTTCACGAACGACTCACGCAGCAATGTATGGGTTGACCAGAAATATATCAACGATGGTGTGGCGAGAAACTTTGCACTGACTAACGATGAGACTCCGGAGGATGCAGCGAGAGAAGTCGCTCGAGTCATGTACAAATTTGGATTGCCGGTTTTTTGATTTATGGCGGTCCCGAAATTCCAGACCGCATACTTAAACGAATATTTGCAGATGGTGGAAGATACTGAGTCACCTCGTATCTTCCACATTTGGTCCGCGATATTCGCTATGGGTGCTGCGTTAGGCCGCCGATGCTGGCTGCCCTTTGGCACATTTGATATCACCCCGAATCAATATATTTTACTTGTTGGGACTCCAGGAACGCGCAAATCTACGGCAGCAGGACTGAGCAAAAAGCTACTCCGTAAATCAACGGGGGTAAGGTTCGCGCCGAGTGATACTGGCGGTCAACGACAGGGACTCTTGAGTGCGCTATATGGCGAAGATGGACCTGAGAAAGAATTTCTGAACGGCGCTGAACTCGGCAGCCGTGAAAACACAATCGCTAGTTTGACTCAACTTGAAGCAATTTCTAACGAGCCGGACGATGAACAACTCATGGAAGTTGCCGAGGCAGACCGGCATCATCTTACGGTAGTTGCTTCGGAGTTCAGTCGATTCATCGGTCAGCATAATCTCTCAATGCTTGACTTCTTGGGAGAAGTCGGATACGATGGGGAGGATTACGAATATAAGACTCGACAAACAAATGTAATCTTGAAAAAGCCGTTGATGAATATTCTCGGCTGTACGACTCCGACTATGCTCAACAATTCTATGCCACCGGCCGCGGGTGGACAAGGATTTCTTTCTAGGATGATTCTTGTCTATGGAACCCGAAAATACAAACTCGTACCGCGACCATCTGCACCGTCTTTGGAGTTGGTACAGAAAATCCAAGAGAGACTCAACGACGCCTATCATCGACTTTCCGGTCCGTTTGACGAAACAACAGATGGACGAGCTTATTGCGAATCTTTGTACACACAAGCTATTGAGATCGCTGATAGTCGATTTAGTTATTATGGAGAGCGACGTTACACTCACCTTATCAAACTCAGCTTGTGCTTGGCAGCGAGTCGTGGGGATACCACCGTCACTAAGTCCGACTACGAAGAAGCTAATCGGATTCTTAGCGCTACTGAACGTGGAATGCCAGACGCGCTTGGAGAGTTTGGATTAAATCCGTTAGCGCTTTTGAAGCAAGAAATACTTGAGCAGCTACGTGCGACTCAAGGACCACTAACGATGGAACAAGTCGTGGCTATGTTTCATCGAGACGCAAGAAGCCGCGAGATTGCAGAGGTAGTAAATGATCTAGTGAAACTTGGACAAGTAAGACTCGGCCAACTCCCAGGTGGTACGAGAGTCCTATCGGCAGTCAAACGATTGAGCGATACGGAAGATGAAATGATGAAGATTCTTGGAATCAAAGGAGAATAAACCGTGCAAGAAGCAGCTAAGGTCGGAATCATGATCGACCTCGAAACGCTCGATACAGGCCCGCGTAGCGTCATCACGCAAGTTGGGATCATCGCGTTTCCAATTGACGACCCTGAGACGGAGATTCGACGTATATCGGAGTATCTACCGGCCCAGCCACAAATTGTCCTCAACCGGACCATCAGCTTTGAGACCGTCTTATGGTGGATGGATCAAGAGGATATCGCCCGTAAGCGGTTGAAGGAGAGTAGCGGAAACGATATGGAGCAATTGCTCGCTTTCGTCCGCTCGATCCACCGTAAGCTGTCTGATTTGATTCGCAGTGTCGGCGAGAACAACATTGAAGTTTGGGCGCGCGGCCCTCAATTTGATGTTGTTAATCTTGAGTCGCTGTTCATCGACTGCGGACAAAGTGTTCCGTGGAAGTATGATACGGTGATGGATTTGCGTACGCTCGGTCGACTCGCAAAGGTCGAAACCAAAGATGTCGATCGCGAGGGCTTGGTTCCTCATGTTGCGATTGAGGATGCCAAGTTCCAGATTCGATTCTATGTGGAGTGCATCCGCAAGTTGTGGAGTACTCACGCATGAACGTGCAAGACGCGGTGATGGAGTTCCATCGAGTCTATGGTGTGCCGGTCGGTTGGCAGCCTCAGGCGCTTTCCAGAGATAGGTTGATGTTACGACTCAGACTTATCGAGGAAGAACGAGAAGAATTGCTGCAAGCTTCTGGCTTAGCAGCCGATGGTCGCACGATTCTCAGTAACCATCAAGATATCATTGAAATGGCTGATGCTCTAGGCGACATTGTTTATGTCTGCTTCGGTATGGCGATTGAGATGGGTATCGACTTGAATCGAGTCATTGCTGAGATTCAACGTGCGAATCTTAGTAAGCTGGGTGAGGATGGAAAGCCAATTATCAATGAGTGCATAACGGCTCATTGTGGAAATAAATCTCCGTGTATGGAGCCTGGGCACAGAATTGATTCGGACCTACCACAAGGCAAAGTCTTGAAAGGACCGAACTATCGGCCGCCTGATATCAAAGCTGTTCTCGATTCCCAACCACCACTGACGGGAGAATTTGGATGAACCCAACCAGATAGACACGAATCGTGTCAGACCCGCACTTTCTGTCCCCCCGCCTGAAGCAACCGGCGGGGGGATTTTATTTTATTGCGTGTCGGTCGGTTCGTCTACGGTGTA